ATATCTCGTATTAGAGCAGCTCGTAAAGGGCCTGATTCTATTTTACATGGTATTCAAAATATTAGCGATTATAAAATTATTATACACCCTTCCTGTAAAAACTTCCTAGAAGAAATAAGCACATATGCTTGGGACAAAGATAAATTAGGAAACATGCTTAATAAACCCGTGGACAAAAAAAATCATCTAATGGATGCAATGAGATATGCTTTGGAATCTCATTTTAAACCAAAAAATTTCAGTTTTAGTTAAAATTTTCTTTAAAAATGCTTACTATATAAAAAAAATGTATAGTAGGTGTTTTTTTTATGACTGGAATTTACAGAATAAAGAATATGATTACTGGTAAATGCTATGTGGGACAATCAAAAATAGATATTGAAGGAAGATGGAAAACACATATAAGGGAATTAAGAAATAATAAACATTTAAATAATAAATTACAAAACACTTGGAATAAATATGGTGAAGAAAATTTCATCTTTGGAGTTATAGAAGAATGTGAAGTAGAACAATGCAATGAAATGGAAAGATATTGGATAGCTTATTATGATAGTTTTCATAATGGATATAATAATACAGAAGGTGGAGAAGGTATATCAGGATGGAATCATTCAGAAGAAACAAGAAAAAAAATATCAGAGCATAATGCGGCAAAAAATAATCCTGAAACAAGAAAGAAAATGTCAGATAATCATGCTTTTAAAGGAAAACATCTTTCAGAAAAACATAGACAAAAAATATCAGAATCATTTATTGGTAAAAAAAATCCAATGTATATTCCACGCACTTCAGAAATGATATCAGATGTAAAAAACAATATGAATTATAAAGATTTTTGTGTGAAATATTCTGTTAGTACAACGATATATTATAAAATAAAAAAAGAATTAAGGGGAGCTTAAATAGCTTCCCTTTTTTTATTATTATAAAAAACACTTGATAATTTATTTTAATAAATAAAGATATATTAGGGAGGTAAAATAATGTATGCAATTAATCGAAATATTCAAAAAAATGCGCCACTAACAGAAACTGAAATTATTATTGACCAAATAAAATCGTTTAGAAATAGTGATGCATATAAAAACATGATTACTGGTTTAGCTTACTACGAAGGTAAACAAGACATTTTAAACAAACAGCGCTGGGGTATTGGTGTTGATGGCATACCAGTTGTATTAGACAAATTACCTAATAACAAAATAGTCGACAATAAATATGAAGGTGCAGTTAACTTGAAGCAGAGTTATTTTGTAGGTAAACCCATCACTTATAAAAGCAAATTAGGTGCGGACTATGATAATATTTTTAATGCGAAATTTCAACTAATTTTAAACGATTTAGTATACTATATTTTAAATTGTGGCGTAGGCTATTTATATCCGTATATATTAAATGGTGAATTGAAATTTAAAGTATTCGATTCTTCTTCAATAATTCTGATGTATGATAATTATGACGAAGAAAATTTAACTGGATTTATCAGAACAGTTGAAATAGTTGAAAATATTGCTGGTTATAATACAAAAGCTGAAATAGTTGAATATTATACTATCAATGGCATGAAGAAATATAAATATCAAAATACTACATTACAGTTTATTGAAGAAATTCCTTATGTAACCCAAGGGACAAAGGCTTTATCGTGGGGAAAAATTCCTTTAATCATTTTTAAATACAATAAAAATAATATTCCACTTATTTCTAACGTTAAAACTATTCAAGACGCGATAAATACTACTATAAGCACATTTCAAGATATGCTTCAGCAGAATCTAAATAACACTATCTTGGTCCTAAAAGATTACGACGGAACTGACTTAGGTGAATTTAGACACAATCTTAATCAATATGGGACTGTTAAAGTTATGGGTTCTGGTGACCTCTCAACACTCCAGATTGAATTAAATAAAGATAACTATGAAAGTATATTAGGTATATTTAAACAAATGTTTATTAAGAATGCTAAAGTGGTAGATTTTGATACATTGCATGCTGGACAATTAACTAATTTGAATATACAATCTTTATTTCTAGAACTTGAAAATGACACCCAAAGAATTGAAATGTATGCTAAATCAGCATTGGAGGAACTAACTTTTTTTGTAAATGTATTTACTGGTAAAAATGATGTAATTGATTTCACATTTAATAAGGACCAATTGTTTAGCGAAACAGAAATTATCAATAATTGTCGTAATAGTGTTGGTATTATCAGTAACGAAACAATAGTTAATAATCATCCTTGGGTAAATAATTTTGAAGAAGAACTTGAGAAGGTTAAGAAGGAACAAGAGACAGAGATCGATAAATATTTAATAACAAATGAAGAAGCTTAAAAGGTGATATTATGCAAAACAAAGATTATTGGGAACAAAGATTTATACAAGTGACTCTTGAACAGGAAAAACAAACCATCAGTGTAATAAAAGAAGTTGAAGACTACTATAATGAAGCTTTAGATAAAATAGAACGAGACCTCACAAAATGGTATGTTAGATATGCTAATAGTGAAGGTATAGTAGATATTACTGAAGCTAAGAAAAACCTCTCTAAAAGTGAATTAAGTATGTTTAAACAAAATGTGGAACAATATGTCGAGCTAGGTAGAAAAAATGCAATGCACGGCGGATATATGAATATATTAGAGGCTGTTTCTGCTCGTGTGCATATCAGTAGATTAGATGCTATAAAATTTCAAATACAAAATCATTTAGAACTTATGACTGCTAAATCAGAAATTAAAATTAAAGATTTAGTTACTAATATTTATACTGATGGATATTATAAGACTATTTATACACTTGAAGAGGGTTTGAATATTGTAACAAATTTCGATAAATTAGATTTAAATAAAGTTAATAAAATTATTTCACGTCCTTGGAATGATGCTAATTTTAGTTCTAGAGTATGGAATAGTAGAGATAAGTTAGTATCCACATTGCATAAAAAATTAACCCAGAATGTTATTGTAGGGACACCAGTAAAGAATATAGTGAAAGATATTAGACATGAGTTTGGAGTTAGTAAAAATGCAGCTGAAAGATTAGTATTAACCGAACAAGCTTATTTTAGTAATTTAAGTAGAAAAGATTGTTTATTAGATTTGGGTTGTGAAAGATATCAAATAGTCGCAACATTGGATTCAAGAACTTCTCGTATTTGTCAGGATATGGACAATCAAATAATAGAAGCATCTGATGCAAAAGTGGGCGAAACACTTCCTCCATTTCATCCACGATGTCGAAGCACTTTTGTTCCTTATTATGAAGATATCATTCCAGAACGATTTGCAAGAAATAAAGATGGAGCGACTTTAGTTGAAAATATGAATTATAAGGAATGGAAACAGAAATATATAGAAAAAGCTTAGTGACAAAAAGTGGTTTATTTTGTTTGTCCCACCATAGTAAGAAATCATTCTGTGTTAAAAATTCAATCCCATTTTAAGACAACGATTATATATTATAGTGGTCTACGTCTAGTACTTAGAATATCAATAAAGAAAGCAATGAACTTTTTAGAAAAGTTTGTAAATAGTTTTTTAACTATTATAAAAAAACTATTTACAAATATTCTATATTTTAATAAATAAAAAAAGTGTTCAAAAAATTAAATTGTTATATTTATCCTCTGTAATTATATTTAAGTATTAAATAATCTCTTTCGTGTCATACACGTAAAAAAATGTAAGGAGAATTAAAATGAACAAAGAAGAATTGATCGCATTAGGACTAACAAAAGAATTAGCTGACAAAATGATAGCAAAATATGAAAACATGATTCCTAAGAATCGCTTTGATACAGTTAATGAAAAACTTAAAAAAGCAGAAGCTGATTTGAAAGAGAGAGACACTCAAATTGAAGGACTTAAAAATGCAGACATAAATATTGAAGAAATGAAAAAACAAATTGAAGCGCTACAATTAGAAAATAAAACAAAAGATGAAGAATATCAAGCTAATTTGAAAAAAATTAAGATTGACGCAGCTATTGAAACTTCATTAGTGAATGCAAAAGCTAAAGATATAAAAACAGTAAAGAAATTACTTGAACTTGATAAAATTGAATTAAAGGATGATTCAATAATCGGGTTAGATGAACAAATTAAGTTACTAACTGAAAACGAAGTAACAAAATCTTTATTTAATATCGAAAAAGCTGAAGAAAAATTGAATGGGTTTAAACCCGTTGAAGGTAATGGAAACAAAGGCGGAAATCAAGAAGTAACATTAGGTGGTGCACTTGATAATTACTTTAGTAAAATAAAATTTTAAAAAACAGGAGTGAATTTATATGGCAATTACATTAGCAGAATCTAAGAAATTTGTAACTGATGACCTACAATTAGGAGTCATAGACGAATTCAGAAAAAGTAGCTATTTATTCGAAAATTTAATATTTGATGATGTAGCATCCCCAATAGGTGGCGGAGCAGGTTGGACATATGCTTATACGAGATTGCATACACAACCAACAGCTGAATTCAGAACTGTAAATAATGAATATAATCCAAGTGATGTAGAAGTTAAAAGATATTCTGTTGACCTTGCAATCCTTGGTGGATCATTTACAATTGACAGAGTATTAGCTGGTTTTGGTGGAATTCAGAGTCAAACTAAATTACAAATTGAACAAAAAATTAAAGCTGCATCAGCATTATTTAATGACACAGTTATTAATGGTGACGTTGGTGTAGTAGCTAATGCATTTGATGGTTTGGATAAAGCTTTAATTGGTTCTGACACTGAAATGACTCCAAATGCTCCAATTGATTTAAGTACATCTGTTGCTGTTACAGCAAATTATGTTGAATTTTTGGACACATTAGATGAATTCTTAGCTGGTTTAGATGGAAAACCATCCGCAATCATGGGAAATACCAAGTTAATAGCAAAAATTAGAGCATGTGCTCGTAGGCAGGGAACTTATACTTTAACATTAAATCAATTTGGACAAAATGTTGAATCATACAATGGTATTCCACTTATAGACCTTGGTGCAAAACCTAATTCAAACAACCCAGTAGTTGGAATCGAAGCTGATGGAACAACTTCATTATACGCTGCAAGATTTGGATTAGATGGATTCCATGCAGTATCTATCCCTGGTCAATCTCCAGTCAAAATTTGGTTACCAGATTTCACTTCAGCTGGCGCAGTAAAAACTGGTGAATGTGAAATGGTTACAGCAGTAGCTCTTAAAGCTTCGAAAGCAGCTGGCGTATTACGTGATATCAAAGTTCAGTAAAAAATAAGTTAAAAATATAGGAAGAAGATGATAACAATTCTTCTTCCTTATTTTGTATATAGGAGGATATTTAAATGGCTAGAATATATAGTCTAAATGAAAACCATAATTGCGACTTCGGTGTAGACTTTTTTAATGGTGCAGCAGCTGTTCCAAATCGCGATTTGAAAACTATTAATAGATTTGTATTAGCTGGATATACAGTAGTGCTGGATTACGATGAACTTCAATTATGGGATTATTTAAACAAAGAAGAATTAGTTAAATTAGCTGATTTTTTAAGAATTGATTCTACTGATTTAACTAAAGTTGAAATAGTTGCTGCAATTGAAAACAGAATAGCTAATGATATGGCAATGAATATATCAGATGTTGAAATATTAGCTGATATAAATGGTGGAACAATAGTTGCTCCTGTTTATTTGGATGCAGCAGCTGTTATAGCAGCATTACCAAAGACAGTTGAATGTACTTATGCTTCTGATGAAAAAATTGACTTAGAAGTGACTTGGAATGATACAGATGCTTATGAAGTTGCTTCAGGAAGTTATACTTTCACAGGAACTATTATTCCTAAATTACCATTTGGAAATGCAAATGCATTAGAAGCAACTGTTGAAGTAGTAATTGGAACTGTTAATATAACTGGTGTTGAAACATTAGCTAACATAGATGGTGGAACAATAGCTGCTCCAACTTATGCTGATGCAGCAGCTGTTATAGCTGCATTACCAGCGAAAGTTAATGGAACATTTGGTGAAACTGGAACAGTAGAAGCTGATGTGACTTGGGTTGATACTGATTTATATGATGCAGGAGTTGCTGGTGATTATACATTTACTGGAACACTTACATTACCAGCTGGATATACAAATACTGATGGTTTAGTAGCAACAGTTGAAGTAGTATTATTAGCTGAATAATTAAATAAAAATACTAAGCTATATGTAAAAGTATAGCTTAGTATTATTTTAAATAGGAGTGATTCAAAATGAAAATACATGCTCCAAATGAAAAATATAATGGAATAACAGCTGGAATACAGTTTGTAGATGGTGTTGCTGAAGTTGAAGAAACAAAACATATTGAATGGTTAAAATCTAAGGGATATAAAATTGAAATAGAAAAAAAGAAAAATAAAAAGAAGGAGGGATAGTATGAAAGAACGTATAATTGAACGTCTTGAACAACTTGGATATTTATATACTATTGGTGATGACGAATTTTTATTAGATTATATAATCGCTGAAAAAACACAATATATATTGAATTATTGCAATATATCTACTATCCCAACTGAACTTGAATATGTTTTGATAAATTTAGTTTGTGCCGATTTTTTTCAAACCAAAAAAGTGACTGGAAAAGATGTTGGAATTGATACAAATGGTGTTAAACAAATAAAAGAAGGCGACATTACAATTCAATATGCTGACACATCAAGTAATTTTGATATTTTATTAGCTAAATTAAATGATACTAGTGAATTAAAACGCTTCAGAAGAATAAAGTGGTGATGATATGAAGAATATAATTGAATCTTTATACACTGGAAGATGTGATATATATGAATATCAAAAAGATACTGACCCAGTTAGTAAGATAACTAAAAATATTGAAACAGAAGTATATACCAATAAAAAGTGCAGAGTAAGTTATAAAACAATTTCATCTTCGGAACAAACCGATACTACTGATAATATAAGTCAAGTCATAAAATTATTCATTGACCCTAATCTTAATGTAAAACCAGGAAGCAAAATAATTGTCACTCAAAATGGACGCTCGACATCTTATATTTCATCTGGACAGCCCGCTATATATACTAACCATCAAGAGATAATCTTGAAACTGGATGTGAAAGCATGAATCATATTAAAGTCGATTTAAAAGAACTAAAAGAATTTCAAAAGCAGCTTTTAGACATTGAAAATGAAATGCCTGAAGTATGTGAAATGTTAGCAAAAGAAATTGCTGGAAGGCTTCTTGCTTTAATAGTTAATAAAACACCAGTAGATACAGGAGTATTAAGACGTGGATGGTCTATAGGAACTATTATAAAAAAAGGTGATAATTATATTATTGAAATAAGTAATGATGTTTATTATGCAAAATATGTTGAATATGGACATCGTATTCCAGAACATACTGGATGGGTTGAAGGAAAATTTATGATGACAATTTCAGAAAAAGAAATTAAAGACAAGATACCAGTTTTATTACAATCAAGCATTCAAAAATATTTACTTAATAAGTTAAGATAAGGAAGGTGAAGTTTAGATGTCAATGTTAAAAACAATACTATATGGAATAAGCAATAAGATTAATCTTAGTTATTCAAACATTGAAATTTATAATAATAGCAGTAAACAAGAATTTACAGAACCTTCTTTTTTCATAAAATTATTAAGACCAAAATTAAAACAAATAATTGGTAATCGTTATTTTTATGAAACATTATGGGCTATACATTATATAAGCAATGATGATTTAGAAGATGTTTATAATATAGCTGAGGAGCTCTCTGACATCCTAGAATATATTGAAATAACCAATGAAGGTAGAACATCATTATTAAGAGGTACAGGGATAGAAATTAATATTATTGATGGTGTATTGATATTAAATGTCAATTTTAATTTATTTATAAATAAAGAAATTACAGAAACTGACTTAATGGAAACACTAGAATACGAATTTAAAATTAATAAATAAATGGAGGTCGTTACAATGAGTTTGGGTGGAGGAAATTTTACATCACAGAACAAGATTTTGCCGGGCAGTTATATAAATTTTATAAGTGCTGCTAATGCATCAGCAACACTTAGTGATAGAGGTTTTGTAGCTGTCCCATATGTGGGAGCTTGGGGTTCTGATAAAGTTATTACAATAACTGCAAATGATTTTGCAAATAAATGTTTAACTGAATTTGGATATGCGTATGATGCAGATGAAATGAAAAATTTTAGAGAAGTATTTAAAAATGCTAGCACAGTATATTTTTACAGAGTAAATGCAGATGGAGATAAAGCAAGCGGTGAGAGTGGTAATTTAGTTATAACTGCTAAATATGCTGGAACAATTGGAAACACAATAAAAATAGTTATTACTGCCGTTGATACACAATTTAAAGTTGATACTTACTTAGGAACTGCTTTAGTTGATAGTCAAATTGCTACAACTGTTGCTGATTTAGTAAACAATAATTTTGTAGTATTTACTGGTGAAGGTAAATTAACTGCTGATGTTGGAACTATACTCAAGAATGGAACAGATGATACAGCTGATTATGCAAATGCTTTAGCTGCTCTTGAAAGTTATGGTTTCAATACACTTGTATGTCCAACTGATGATTCAACCACAATTGGATTATTTGTAAATTATACTAAAACTCAACGTGACATTTACGGTAAGAAATTCCAAACAATTGTTTACAAAACTGCTGCTGACCATGAAGGTGTTATTAATGTTGAAAATACAGTATTAGATGTAAATGCTGACGAATATGCACTTGTATATTGGGTTGCTGGATTAACTGCTGGAACTGCAATAAATAAAAGCAATACAAACGCAAGATATAACGGAGAATATGAAATTGACTTGGATTATACTCAAGCTCAGTTTGAAGCAGCAATAAAAGCTGGTAAATTCACATTCCATAGAGTTGGAAATGAAGCGAGAGTATTAACTGATATCAATTCGTTTGTAAGCTTTAGTGCAGATAAAAGCGAAGATTTTGCTTCAAATCAAATCATCAGAATACTTGACCAAATCGGAAATGATATAGCTGTATTATTCAATACTAAATACTTGGGTAAGGTTACTAATAATAAAGCTGGAAGAATTGCATTCTGGAATGATATAGTGACTTACAACAATCAATTACAAGGTCTTGGAGTTATTGAAAATTTCAATGCAAAAGATGTAGTAGTTGAAGCTGGTTTGGATAAAAAATCAGTTACAGTAACTAATCCAATCCAAGCAGTGGTGGCGATGGAGAAGCTCTATATGACGGTGATAGTAAAATAAGGAGGTAAAGATATATGTTTATGAATGGAAAAGATGCAATAAGTGGATCTCTCGCGGATTGTTATGTAACAATCGAGGGCAATCGGTATCATATGCTTCAGGCAATAAATTTAGAAGCGAGTGTTGAAAAAAATAAAGTTGAAGTACCAGTACTAGGTAAAACAGGAAAAGCAAATAAAGCAACAGGCTGGTCTGGTTCAGGTTCAATGACACTTCATTATAATACTTCAATTTTTAGACAATTGTTATACAGATACATGAAAACTGGTGAAGATATTTATTTTGATATACAAATATCTAATTCTGATGTAACATCAGTTGCAGGAACCCAAACTACAATTTTAAAAAATTGTAACTTGGACGGTGGGATTTTAGCTAAGTTCGATGCTGATGCAGATTATTTAGATGAAGAAGTTAGCTTTACATTCGACGATATAGAAATCCCAGAAGAATTTGTTAATTTACCGGGTATGACTGAGTAAAATATATGCAAATAAAAGGATAAGTTAAAAATACTTATCCTTTTTTAATGTTATAAAAATTTGAAATAAAAATATTTAATTATATATAAATTTATTTTTTTTTGGAGGAATAAAAAATGTCTGTAAAAGCGTTTTTAAAACAAAATGTTAAACAACAAGAAAATGTAAAAGTTGCAATTAGTGACAGATTTGTTGGTGAAGATGGTAAAGCAATTGAATGGGAAATAAAAGCAATAACTGCTGGTGAAAATGAAGCTTTAATGAGAGATAGTACAATTAAAGTCCCAGTGACTGGTAAAAGAGGTCAATATACAAACGAAGTTGATGGTAATAAATACAATGCAAAACTTATAGCTGCTTGTACTGTATATCCAAATTTAAATGATGAAGAACTTCAAAAAAGTTATGCTGTAATGGGTGCAGAAGCTTTAATTAAAGCAATGCTTTTACCCGGTGAAAGTGTTAAATTACTTGAAGAAATAACTAAAATAAATAAATTTGGTGAAGATATCAATGAATTAACTAATGAAGTAAAAAACTAATTATGTCTGATTCGGATTTTAGCTATGCTTATTATTGTTTTCACAAAATAAAAATGCTCCCCAGTCAATATGCCGAATTAGACATATACGAAAAAGCTATGATTATTGCTTTTATTAATAAAAAACTAGAAGACGAAAAAGAAGCAGAAAGAAAAGCTAAAAGTAAAAGAAAATAAGAAAATAGGGATAAAATGTATTTATCCCTTTATTTTTAATATAACTGAGGTGTATTCATCACAGAAAGGGGAGGTGCAAAAAATGACTGGTATAAAAACGATGTTTGAATTGCAAGATAAGATGTCCGGACCGCTTAAAAACATTATTAAATTACAAAATACAATGATCCAAAATTTTGAGCGTATGCAATCTTCAAATCTTACTAAACTTGAAAATACTTTTACGAGTATTGAAACAAAAATAAATAATGCCGCAAATGCCCAAAATCGTTTAAATGATGCAATAAACAGAGCAAATAGATTAAATAGTACAGGCGGAGATGTCCAAGTAAGTGGTGGAAGTTCTGGGATAAGTACAGCTGCACAATTAATGACTGCAAGTTCTTTAAGTTCAACTTCTAGTTCTTTAAGTTCAACTACAGGAATATTTGATAGTGAAATGGCTGGTGCTATTGGAAAAGTTAATGAATATAAAACACAATTACAAGGACTTGATAATATAATTAATGACATACAAAAAGAAAATTTGAAAATGGCAGAATCAATGCAAGATTTATCGGACAAATTTAAAGTATGCGGTGTGAGTGTCGATGACATAAATATTGCTTTTAAAGACTTTGGGAGAACATTTGAAAATAATATGAATAAACAAAATGAAGCGATAAATACACAAAAACAAGTTAGAGCTTCTTATCGTGAAACCATAGCTACAATTAATAATGTAAAAAATGCCACTGATAAAACTACACAATCATTTGAAAAACAGAAAAAAACAACTAAAGGATTGTCAGGTTCATTAAAAAGTTTGGTAGGAACTTATTTAACTTTTCAAGGTTTAAAATCAATGTTAACCAATACAACTATGAAAGCGATGCAGGAACAACAAAACCAACAATTACTTGGAACAATGATGGGTAAAGAATCCATTCAATATTATAAAGACTTGAAAAAGTATGCACTTGAATCTGGACAAAATATTAATGATTTAGCTCAGGCAACAAGAAAATACATTGGGTTAACTCGAAATTCAAAACAATTAATGGACTTTAATAAAATTGCACAAAAAATGGCAATAATGGACCCTGAGCAGGGAACAACAGGTGCAGCATATGCAATAAATGAAGCCATCGGAGGCTCTTATACTTCCCTCAAACAAAGGTTTGAACTTAGTAATAGAGATATTGAACCCATTAAGAAAGCCGTCGCCGCGGGAAATACACAAGGTATAATCGATGGTTTTAATAAAGCATTAGCTGGAAAGGGTATTACTGACGCTGTAGTTGAATCATTCAATCAAACTCCACTAGCAAAATTTAATAAGATGTTAGCAACATTTAAAACAAAATTAACTGATGCCGGAAAAGCTTCAGTTAGTTTAATAACTCCGATTGTTGAAAAATGGACTAAATTCTTTAATAGTAATGAAGGACAAAAATTCTTTGACAACATTGCAAAAACTGTTTATTATACTGTAATGGTCATTGATTTATTGCTTGATAGTATCCGTAAAGTTGGAACTTTTGTTTCTAACAATTGGGGAATAATCAGTGGAGTTATTTTAACTATTGCTTCAGCGATGTTAATTTATAAAACAGCAACATTAGCCGCTGCTGCTGCTCAAGCTATTCAAACTGCTGCTCAATGGGCATTAAATACTGCATTATATGCTTGTCCACTTGTATGGATTATAGGATTAATATTATTATTAATTGCAGTAACAATTGGAATTTGTGTTGCTTTGGCAAAATGGCAAGATAGTACAATAAGCACTGGTGGTGCTGTATTGGCTTTCTTAATGTTTTTTGTTGCTGTATTCTATAATATATTTGCGGCTGCTTTAAATATTGTAATTGATGTATTTGATTTAATCTGGAATGTAATAGCAACATTCATTGAATTTTTTGCAAATGTATGGACTGATCCAATTGATTCAATTAAAAAATTATTCTTAGATTTAGCTGTTACAGTTCTTGACATTTTTGGAATGATATCAAATGTTATTGACACTATATTTGGAGTAAATTTAAGTAGTAATATTAATCGATGGAAAGATGATATTACATTTATGAAAAAAAAATTGACAGATTCTGATGATATAGTTATTCAACGTGATATTTTAAATAATTATAAATTAAATAGAATGGGTTATGAAGATGCAATGACATGGGGTTATGAAAAAGGTTCAGGATTTGATAATTTTGATATAAACTCATTAATGCCTAAAATGCCTAATATGCCAGAGATAACAAATATGGACAAAAATATTGAAGATATAGCTGGCGATATTTCAGCAACATCAGAAGATTTAAAATACTTAGTTGATATGGCTGAACGTGATGCAATTAATAGATTTACTACAGCAGAAATTAAAATTGACATGAAAAATGAGAATGTGATTAACAACAAAATGGACTTAGACGGAGTGGTTCGACATCTTACAGAAAAAGTTGAAGAAGCTTTGATAACCACAACAGAAGCATATAACACTTAAGAGGGAGTAAAATCCCTCTTAAAATAAATAAGAGGTGATATAATGTATAAATTTTATATAGGGGAAATGTTATTACCTATTACTCCAAGTAATGTTGAATTGAATATACAAAATAATAACACTACAGTGAATCTTATTAATGATGGTGATATAAATATATTAAAGAATCCCGGATTAACTGAAATTGAATTTGAATTTATACTTCCAGCAAAACGTTATCATTTTGCTCAATATCCAAACAATCATTTTATTCATGTAAGATACTATCTAGGATATCTTGAAAGTTTAAAATTGTATAAAAAACCTTTTAGTTTTAAAATAATCAGGGATATATATAATGGTGAACTGTTTGATACAAACATGGATTGTACGATTGAAGAATATTCAATCATAGAAGATGCTGAGGAACTAGGATTCGATGTAAAAGTACAAATAAAACTTAAACAATATAAAACATATGGGACAAAAGTTTTTAATGTAAATCAAACTTCTACACCTTCTACACCAACAAGTGTACCAACAAGCGTACCAACAAGTGCAACAGGAATTCCAGTTACTGAAACAAACAAAAGAGCAACTAAAGACCCAGCAACAACTTATACTGTAAAAGCTGGCGATACTTTATATGCAATTTGCAAACGTGAACTAGGTGATGGCAATAAATATAAAGAAATTGCAGAGTTAAACAATATAAAAAATCCAAACTTAATTCAAGTAGGACAAGTTATCAGATTAGTAAAAAAAGCTGACGTTAAGAAAAACACTACACCAAAGTTTGAACCATCGAAACCACCCTACGAAACTATCGGAGCAGGTGCAGTAAGTTCTACACATGTTAGTTCTTCTGGTAGAACACATGGTGGCGGTGGAGGTGCATTCTAATGCCTTCAGTTGAATTATTAATACAAAATGGTAATAACTTATATCAACCCATCATTGTTGATGAAATTATCTTAGAACAAGAAATAAATACATGTTCGACTTTAACTTTTAAAGTTTTAAAAGATGATATTATCAATTTTCAGGAGGGTAATGCAGTTCGTTTAAAAGTTGATGATGTAAACATGTTTTTTGGGTTTGTATTTACTAAAGTTCGTAATAAAGAACAAATTATAACTGTAAAATGTTATGATCAATTAAGATATCTTAAGAACAAAGATACAATTATATATTCAAATAAAACTACGCCTGAGTTAATAAGAATGATTTCAGATAATTATAAATTACAAACTGGATTGCTTGAAAATACTAACTATTCAATTACAAGAGTTGAGGATAATAAAACATTATTGGATATGATAGTAAATAGTTTGAATGATACTTTAATGCACACAAAAAAGAAGTATATACTATTCGATGATTTTGGTAAGCTTACTTTAAAGAATATCGAGAATATGAAATTGCCCTTAATCATTACAGGTGATAACACTGAAGATTTTGAATATGCGACTTCAATTGATTCAAACACTTATAATAAAGTAAAACTTGTTTATGAGGATAAAGAAACTAAAAAAAGAGAAGTATATATTGCTCAGAATACTGCATCTCAAAATGAATGGGGTGTTTTACAATATTATGAAGAGGTTGATTCAACTAAAAACATAATATCAAAAGCAAATACTTTACTTGATTTATATAATTCTAAGACGAGAACATTAAATATTCAAAGTTATATAGGTGACCCAAGAATAAAAGCGGGAAGTGTTTTAGTAGTATATATTCCTAATATTGGCGATATAAGCATATCAAATTTAATGGTTTGCAAAACGGTAACACATAAAATAACTACTGATTTGCATTTAATTGACATCGGATTAATTGGTAATTATATTTTTGGGGAGTGATAATATGGAACTATTAAATTTAATAAAAAAAGCTGCCGTCTCCGCTGTAGAAGCCTCAAATCCAACATCTATTACGTATGGTAAGGTAATATCAATCGCCCCTTTAAGTATTCAAATAGACCAAAAATTAATCCTTCCAGAAGTTTTTTTAATTGTCCCTGAATATTTAACTGAGAAAAAAATAACTATAAGTGAACCTGAGTATTCAGGTGGCGGTGGGATTAATATCATACAAAAAGAATATGTAATCCGAGAAGCCTTAAAGGTTAATGATAATGTAATTTTAATAAAATGTAATGGAGGACAGAAATATATTGTCTTAGACCGTTTCTAAACTAATATTTATTTCAGCTCCAAATATATTTAATAAAAGAGGTGATTTTAATGCTACCTAACACTTCAAATATAACCAACGATGAAATAGTTATTGTTGAACAACCTTCTTACACATACAAACAATTAGAACAAGTAATTCAAGGTCATGTTGATAATATTGAAGCTGTAAAACAATCAATAAAAAAAATACTAAACACTGAACGTTATGAACATGTAATTTATGACTGGAACTATGGCATAGAATTAAGTGACCTCATTGGAAAAGAAAAGTTATATGTTTGCAGTGAACTTAAAACAAGAATCGAAGAAGCTTTATTACAAGATGATCGAATAATTTCTGTATCAAATTTTGTGTTTNATAGTAANAAAACAAATGTAACTATTAAATTCTTAGTAACAACTGTCTATGGTGACTTGAATGAAAATTTGGGGGTAATAATTTAAAATAGTTAAAATTTACAATAAAAAAGTATTAAATATTCCTAAAAGAAAAAGTTTAGGAGTGTATTTTTTTATGACAATAGGAATTTACAAAATAGAAAATAAAGTGAATGGTAAAGTATATATAGGTAAAAGTGAAGTTAGTATAGAAGAAAGATGGAAAACACATATTAGAAAATTAAGAAATGATAATCATAGATGTTCTAATGGTAAAAGAGATAAACTTCAGAATGCTTGGAACAAATATGGTGAAGAAAACTTCATTTTCGAGGTAATTAAAAAATGTTTACCTGAAGAATGCAATAAACAAGAAATAAAACATATAGCTAAATACAATTCATTAGAAAATGGTTATAATCAAACTAAAGGTGGTGACGGTGTTTCTGGATATAAATGGTCTGAAAAACAAAGACAACAAATTAGTGAAAATACTAAAAAAGCATTTCAAAAACCAGAAGTAAAAAAAAGACATTCTAATTCAATGAAAGGTAATACAAATACTTTAGGATATCATCCAACTAAAGAAACTAGAAAAAAAATATCTGAAAAACTCAAAGGAGAAAAACATCCAAGATATATTCAACGTACACCTGAAATGTATGAAGATGTAAAAAATGGAATAAGACGTAAAGATTTTTTAAAAAAATATAATGTTAGTGGGAAAATTTGGAATTCAATTAAAAAAGAACTAAAAAAGAGGGAAGTTATTTAAACTCCCTTTTTTTTATGTTTATTATAAAAATGTGCAAAAAATATATTTTATATTAAAATATGAGTTTTTAAGGAGGTAATGATTTTGAGTTTTGAAGAGATATTACAAAGAATGCTAAACAGAATTCCAAATACATTTGATAAACGCCAAGGTTCTATTATATATGATAGTCTAGCCCCCGCTGCATTTGAATTAGCACAAATGTATATAGCATATGAAGGCATAATGCTTGAAACATTTGCTGATACAGCATCAAGAGAATATTTAATTAAAAGAGCAGCTGAAAGAGGTATTACACCTTACCCAGCCACTAAAGCTATTTTAAAAGGTATATTCAATATAAACGTCCCAATAGGTTCAAGATTTTTTAAAGACACATTATATTTTACTGTAACTGAAAAAATAAGCGATTATAATTTCAAACTTGAATGTGAGACAGCTGGAACAATTGGTAATACAATGCTTGGTAATATAATCCCAGTTGAATATATAACTGGATTAAACAGTGCAGAATTAACTGAAATATTAATACCAGCAAGTGATGAAGAAACGACTGAAGATTTAAGATATAGATATTTTAATTCATTCGATAGCATCGCGTATGGCGGAAATGTTGCTGACTACAAGACAAAAGTAAATATACTACCGGGCGTAGGTGGAGTAAAAGTATATCCAACTTGGAATGGTGGCGGAACAGTAAAACTTGTAATAATTAATAGTGCATTCGAAGTTCCAAGTTCAACTTTAATTGATGAAGTTCAAAATACCATTGACCCAGTAAGTAATCAGGGACAAGGCTTAGGAATAGCACCAATTGGACACACAGTAACTGTTGAAGGTGTTACTGCTGAAACTTTAAATATACAATTTACTTTAACTTTTGCAACGGGATGGACTTGGTTAGATGTAAAACCCTATGTTGAGGGTGCAATTGATAATTTATTTTTAAATTTAAATGCAACATGGCAGAATGAAACAAACATAATTGTACGTATAAGTGCAATTGAACAAACTATATTAGCTTGTCCAGGCGTGATTGATATCACAAATACTTTAATAAATAATGATGCATTAAATGTTGAAATTGACACAAACAAAATTCCAGTGCGTGGGGTGGTATTAAATGTTTAATAAAAATGTTGATATATTAACTTACTTACCCCAAATAATGCAACAACTTGAACAATTTAAACAAATAGCAAATGCTGAAAACCCAGAAATAAATGCACTATGGGCTGCAATTGAAGATTTATTAAATAATCAATTTGTTGTCAGTGCAAATGAAGATGGGATAGCTAAATATGAAACTTTATTAGATATCCAACCAAAAGCAACTGACGAATTAGAAGTGAGAAGATTTAGAGTTCTTGGACGTATTACAGAAAGTATACCCTACACTTACAATGCATTAAAAGCACAACTTAATAATTTATGTGGGAATGATGGCTATACAATTAATTTAAATAATGAAACATATACATTAATTGTTAAAGTAGCATTAACTAGTAAAAAACAATATGATGAAGTTGATGCTTTATTAAAACGTACAGTTCCAGCAAATATTGTCATAGATTTGGATTTATTATATAACTCATATGAAGTTCTTAATAATTATACTTATTCACACTTAGAAACATTCACATATGAAGATTTGAGAAGCTCAGTATTATCTTAATTTGGGAGGGAAAATAAATGGCAATAAATAAAACTACAAATTACAATTTGAATAAACCAACCGGTGATGAATTCTTTAATGTATCACATCAAAATGATAATATGGATTTGATTGATAGTGCATTAAATACTAAGCTAGATAAAACTGTTTATACTGCAAGTGATGTATTAACTAAAATAAAAACTGTTGATGGGACAGGTTCAGGATTGGATGCAGATAAACTCGATGGATTAGAAGCAACTGAATTTGCAACCGCTGCTCAGGGAACAAAAGCTGATAATGCTTTACCAGCAAGTTCTTACAC